TTACATCCACATAATTTGCTGCCCTGACGGCAACGGGTGCGGCCTTACGGCGTGGACTTCTCCCGGCTTCACGATGTATCGCTGTACCGACTCATAAGTGATGAACGTGGCGCTGCAATTCACGTTCTGGCACTGGTGATAACGCTCTTTTGTCGTGTCAGTGATATAGCGACTTGTACGCGCATGTGCGGCATGCTGGCATAAAGGACAATGAAACATCGCGAGCACCTCTTCCGGTTTTGTTGATGGTGTTATTTTAGTTAATTTATCCTTATAAAACAAACAGATAAAATAAAAACATCACTCATCATCTTCTGTTTCGTACTCCACATCAGAAAGCCTGACCTCAAGATCTAAGGACGTCGTGAAGCCGCTATTATTAAGAAAATGTGTCACCTTAGTGATTGTCCAGTCCTGCTCGTCTATGACGCGCTTAAAGCCTGACACTTTAACCGGTGTTTCCGTGTAAATATCTGCCCGACCGGTAGCCAGGCTGATGGAGAACTCCGCCACACCCCGTTGCAGTTTATCCCACTTCGCCTGAGCGGCGCGCATGGCCTGCGCTTTTGTGGCATATACCGTGGTCAGGGCAAAAACATTGTCAGCCTCACCGGCCCTGTATTCACCTTCGCGCGCTTCCGGTACTTTTGGCGCTTTCTTCTGCGTGACCGGTTTCGCTTTCGGGTGCTCCAGTGCGCGCAGGTGTTTCTCTTTCTTTTTGCGTTTCAGTTTTACCTTCTGCTTTTGCGGCTTCGGGTCTTTGGTGTGTAGCCACTTTGCCGTTACGCCGGTGTAGGCTCCACGGTCAGCAATCGCAAAATGGTGACGGTCACCATCGCTGCGGGTGATGGTAATCTGCGGGATTTTTTTACCGCTGGCCGTCACCCCCTGCCCCGCTTTGAGAAACAGCAGTTTTCCCATTTTTACCGACACCTCACCGCCGTTGCGTTCTGCAAGACGGGTCAGAAATTTCGCATCAGACTCCTGCGACTGGTCGATGTGCGGGATTTTAATTCCGGCCAGTGACGGAGCGACACTGGCTTCCAGCCTGTTACGGGTGGCTATCGCCTTAACAATCGCACCGAGCGTGGTGTCATGCCAGGAGCCTTCCCGGCGGGAATTGAGCGTCCCGCGAAAATCTGCACTCCGGGCGCGGATGGTGACTACATCCGGTGCGCCCCGGTGTTCAACCTCATCAACGGTAAATTTCCCTTTGCATACCAGGGCAAAACCTTTCCAGCCGATATACACCGTCAGGACAGCGCCACGAACCGGCAGCCCGACCTGCCCGTCGGCATCGTTCAGTTCAATATCAAGCTGGTCAGCCTCAAAGCCCCGGTTATCCGTCAGGGTCATGCTCATCAGACGGTCGCTGATATTGCCGGTAATATCCCTGCTGTCGAGCATCAGCATGTAATCCGGCGTCAGCGTACTGCCTGCATCAAATGTCAGCGCGTCCAGCATTATCCCGCCCCCGTCATACCCGTGAATTTAGTCGCCATACTGCCAGCCTTACCGATGAGCGATTCCGCCTGTTTACCGATATCGCCATAAAGCGCGGCCAGTGATTCATCAACGCGGGTGAGCGACAACGTAAAATCAATTTTCCGGGGTGTGCCGTCTGCAAAGAAAATACTCCCTGTTTCACTCACCCTGCTGATGACATACATGCCGTAAATCATGCCGGTGCCATCCAGCAACGGCCACGCCCGGCCTTCCTCTGCCATCAGCCTGAGCGTGGTCATCGTCAGCTTGCCGCCGGTCAGTTCGGGATAAAGCACGCCGGCAAGCGTGATGTTTTCCTCACCCACACCGAGAAACTGAAAGGCATCCCGTTTACCGATACGGGAATTTGACGGCCAGCGATAATCTGATTCACGCTGTATGGTCTGGTGTGGCAGCGTCTGGCGCATAAAAACAAACATACCTAACGCGAGCATCATTTTTCGTCACCTCCTTAACCGTCATGCATCATGCTGGCACGGGCGCGCGCACGTTTATCCCGCTCGTATTTTTCGAGCGCATCCTGTAACTGGCGGTCAAGCTGTGTCCCCGGCGCAGTACCACCCGTCAGGCTGATGTGATATTCGTTTTTACTCTGGTCCACATAAGAGCGGCCAGCCGGTGCCGTGACCGGCTGATAAGCCTGATAGCCTGCATAAGAGCTGGTCGCCGGAATATAACCACCGGTGCCATACGTGGCGGCATGAGTCCTTGCGGCGGTCTGGTCAAGTGTGTCTGACTCTTTGTTGATAACACCGAGTTTTTCCAGTACCCAGTCAATACCGCTGCGCAGTTTGTTGAACGCATTAAGCGGCAGCATCAGCGCGTCAGCCAGTGCCTGCCCGAACATGACGCCCGTGTCACGGCAACGGTTCAGGGTGTCCTGGGTGGCTTTGACCGGGGCAATCAGGTTTTTAAACCACTGCCACGCGGCCTGTAACTTTTCGCCCAGCCAGTCAAACACCGGTTTCAGTGGCGTGAACAACTCCCCCACCGGCGCAAATGCCGCTTTCAGCCCTTCAACCACACCGCCAAAGAATGCGCTGACAGGCTCCCAGTATTTACGGATAAGCAACGCCCCGGCGACAATGGCGGCCACCACAGCCACAACCGGCCAGCTAATCGCCCCGATGGCCGTCATAACGGCACTACCAACCGTCGTGAAGATTGCCCCCATTGCGCCTGCTGCCGCGATGATGGCATTGATGCCGGTGATAACCGGCCAGGCTACAAGACCAATTGCACCGATGATGCCAGTAAGCGCCAGCGCACCACCGGCAATGAGGCCAATGGTTGACGCCAGTGATTTGTTTTTCTGTATCCAGCCGTCGAGTTTTAACACATACTTTGTGGCCGTCTGCGTGAGCTTACGTAGCGCGCCTTCCTGCTGGTCAAACAGGTCTGTCCCCACCGCCTCATAAGCGGACTGAAACTCCTTAAAGTCACCGCCGAGGTTGTCCTGCATGATATTTACCAGCTCGGCGGTCTTCCCGTCTGAGGCTTTAAACGCAGCGGTCAGTTTGTCCAGCTTTCCGGTTGAGGCGGCAGTCATCAGCACGGCGGCGGCTGAGCTGGCCTCCTCCCCGAAAATAGTTTTCATGTATTCAGCCTGCTGGGCAGTACCGAGCCGGTTTTTCTCAAAGCTGGCCTGCATTTCTTTCAGAATGGTAAATACTGGTCGGGTATTCCCCTTACTGTCTGAGGTTTTCACACCAAGCTCTTTCAGTGCATCCCACGCTTTTCCCGTCGGTGCCTGCAGGCGGCTTAACACGGCACGGCTTCCCGTCCCCGCCATTGAGCCTGTGATTTTTGCATCATGCAGCGCCCCGACCATTGCGGCGGTTTCTTCAATGCTGACACCGGCATTTTTTGCCACAGGTGCGGCATAGGTCAGCGCATCGCTCATGCCGTCAAAATCGGCGGCGGTTTTGTTCATCGTCATGGAGAGAACATCCCCGATATGAGCGACCTTATCGTTTGAAAGCTGAAAGGCGGATTTCATCCCCATCAGCAGGGCGGCGTTTTCTTCCATCGTGCGGCGGTTCGCCAGCGCCATATTCAGCGTGACCGGCGTTGCCGCCTGAATGGCATCAACATCCCCACCCGCTTTCGCGATGATTATCTGTGCACCGGCCGCATCATCCGCCGAGGCGGCGGTGTTGTCACCGAGCTGGCGCGCCTGTTTGCGTAGTGCGGTCATTTCGGCGGAGTCTTTTGCCACTCCGAGCACGGCCTGCAATTCTGAGTTTTTCTGCGCAAACTCATAACCGGGCATCAGCAACTTAACTCCGGCCATCGTTCCCGCCGCCGCAATCCCCACACCGGCAGCGCCCACTGAGGCCATATTTCCGGCCAGTTCCTTTCCGGCCTGATAACGCTGTTTTACTGCGTTAAGTTTTGCCTGTTGTGCACTGACACGCGCCAGTGCGTCACGCTGACGGTTAAGCTGTGCGGTGGTTTCACTGATACGGTTTTTCAGTCCCTGCTCATCATGTGCAAGATTGCGGGTATTAATTCCCACAGCGGCCAGTTCCCGCTGCTGGCGTTTAACGGAATCCGTCAGGCGGTTATATTTCGCCTGTAAGTCCTCCGCCGCACGCTTTGCGGATTCCAGCACTTTCGCCTGAGCACGGGTCGGACGTTCGGTATTTTTAAACTGTGTGGCAAGGGCTTCGGCTTCCTGCCGTGCCTTTTCAAGTGCATGACCAGTCACGGCGAGCTGTGCGCTGGTCTTGCGGAATCCCTCAATACGGGATGCGTGACCGTTCAGCTCGCGCAGTGATTTTTGTGTTTCCCGGATATCCCCCGACAGCGACTTGCTCGCTGTGCGGATGGATTTAAACGGGCGGGATGCCTGGTCAACAGCCCTGAGCAATACCTGTAATTTTACATTGTTACTCATTCGTGTTTCCGCTTCGCCGGAGCGCCTTTTCGCGCCATGTGATGAGTTCGGTCAGGCTCATGGGATACAGTTCTGATGGCGGCCAGTGAAATATCACTGCCACATCCGCCATCAGGTCATCGACCGACAGATTTTTTGGAAACGTCACTGCACCGAGTTCGGCGACAAAAAACCGACCACCTTACCGGCCAGCGCCACAAGGTCAGGCAGTTCCAGCGCGGCGACTTCCTGCTCGGTCAGCATCGGTGCCGTCATGCGCGGCAACACCTTAATCAGTGCATCGACTTCGGAGTTTGCGACCGCTGCCAGACTGACACCGCGCAGCGTCCCGGCACTGGGTTTCATCAGCGTGACCTGTTCGATAACCTGCTCACCACGTTTGACCGGATTGTCCAGGGTAATCACATTTTCTTTGTTCATGGTTTTCTCACTTATGAATCGGGGTTAACCGGTCAGCCAGGCTGACCGGATGAAAATCACAGGCCGATATTGCGGCGGTGTTGCTCCAGCCGGTCGACGCCGTTCACCTTCTCAATCATGTTGATGGTGTCGATTTCGACCAGCTCCTTACCGTCCATCGTCAGCCGGAAATAGGTGCAGACCACGGAGATTTTCGACTCGGTGTCTTCTCCCTGTTTACCCTCGCCGGTGTCGATTTCTTTCTGACGTCCACGCATGACCACCTCGACGGCCACCGTTTCGCCGGTATCGTCACGCTGGTAAGAGCCTGCAAAACGAATCGGCACAGCATCCACACCGGTTGCGGCGTAAAGCTCCCAGATAACCGAATCCGGGAAGCCCCCGAGCGACCACTCCATTGACAGCGCATCGTCATCAAGGCCGAGGTCTACCGGTGCGCTGCCGTTCATTCCCGCACCGCGATAGTTTTCGAGCTTACGGGTCAGTTTTGGCAGCGTGACGGACTTTGCAACGCCCTGATAGCTGTAGCCGTTCAGAAAGACGTTCATTAACTTGAGTTTGCGCGGCATTGCCATCGGTCAGGCTCCTTAATTGCTGTTAACCGAAGTGACCAGATTTGCCAGGTATTTATCGGTAATACGCTGGCGCAGGGTCAGGTTTTCGAGAGGAGGCGCCGGGGTATAGTCGTAGTCGATATACAGTTTTCCGGCCTTGAGGGTTTCCGCATCGTTGGATTCTTCGCTGAACCAGCAGGTCGCATCCACGATATAGCCGTTTGTTTTCAGCTCACGGAATTTGGCATTGATGCCGTCAACGATGTCGCGAATCAGCGTTGCGGTGATGGGCTTGTCCACCGCCCACATGTGCGCCTCAGCCATCGTGTCGGCCAGCACCTGCGCGGTGCGGGTGTAGTTTTCAAAGAGGAACAGCGGGTCATCAGAGCAGGTACGGTTACCCCAGAAGCGGAAACCGTCGCGGCGAATCAGCGTTGTGACGCCTGACTCGTTAAGCAGGTCAGCATCGGTGCCGGACTCCTGCAAATCCCAGAATACAGAGGCGCTGATGCCGGTAACACCGTTCACCCCGACGTTGGACAGCGTTTTATGCCAGCCCTGCTCCTGGTCGATTTTAGCGCGCAGACCCAGCGCACGGGCGGTGGCATACGCGGTGGCGGTGGTACTGGTGACCGTATCCCATGCGAGGAAATCCGGCCAGATGACCATCAGCTCACGCTGGCTGAAATTCTGGCGGTAGGCTTTCACCTCGGAAATGGTCTTACATCCCCATGCGCTGATATACCCGAAAGCACGCAGCTTCTGACAGACTGATGCCAGTGCAACAGCCACCTCTTTGGTATCCAGTCCCGGCACGCCGAGAATACGCGGTTTTACACCGGTTACCGACTCCGCCGCCAGCAGGGCTTTCAGTCCGGTGTACTGACCGTTTTCGTCGGTGGTGCCGATGATATTGGAAACGGTCTGCGCGAGTTTCGTTTCTTCGTCTTCGCCGGTGCCGTCTTCCACACGCACGACAACGGTGACCGGTTTTGACTGGTCGGCGATGGCCTGTAACGATGCCGCCAGCGTGCCTTTTTTACCGGCCTTCGCAATTGCGCTCTGCACATTGGTAATCAGCACCGGTTTATTGAGGGGGAAGGTTTCCGCATCTGCATCGCTGGCCGTGCAGACCATGCCGACAATGGCCGTGGATACGGTGGAAATGACGCGGGTGCCGTCGTTAATCTCCAGCACCTGCACGCCGTGATGATAGTCACTCATCCGTTTAACTCCGTGGTTAATGGGTGCAACTATTTTCTGTTGGGCAGTGCATGAGACGCTATTTGACCTGGCTGGTCAGTGGATGAAACAACAGATAAAGAAAATGCGGGCAATTCGCCCGCATGTCCTGATTTGTACACACTCATTTTCCGACTGACAGTTTACATAGCCCAAACGCTATCAAATCTGACAGCCTGCTATGAGCGAAAAGCGTTAAATCTCACGATATCTGCTACCGGGAAAAATTTCGATTATCTTCGATGGGAACTTTGATAATGTAGTAAATGCCATTTTCAGCGATCACTTTTCAAGCGTGTGTAAATGATTAATGTTAAAAAATTGACTTCACTGAAATAAGGTTGCTAGTATTTTTGGAGCAACCATTAATGTTTTTTATTTAAGGAATGTAAATGACATACGCACTGATTGATAATTCAACTCTAACTGCAGTCCAAAGAATCGAGGGGAAAGTAAAAACAAGATCGAAGGACTCAGTAGATACAGACATAATAGCATTTGAGAACTATATACAGTCTATTTTGTTCTATGATCGCGTTATCGCGGTTGATGATTATATTCCAGAGTACCGTGGGAGTAGGATTTCAAGTTTCAGAGAGATATTATTTCTTGATAAAGCACAATATGGGTTGGATGAAATTGAAAGTGAAGCAAAAAAAATATCTGATGCATTGAAACCTAAAATTCGTGGTGGAACATTTGTTAATGACGATTTTAAAAAACTAATTGAACTTCTTCAGACACATATCATATGTACATGGGACATTAGTTCAAGTGTTTATCATCTAACACTGAAGAACTTATCTGATGGAGGTAAGGAGTTTGAAAAATATGGTAACATTGCTGCTGCCATTTTTTCAGAACTGCGTGATGCTGCTGAGTCTGGTAATAGACCAAATGGCGATGTTGAACTCCTCGATCGATTTGGCAACCCTATTCGCAAGGGGTACAAAGTTCCCGGAGCAAAATGGGGGGATGGCACATCTGCTGGTGAAGCATCAGATGCAATCAAAGCATTCGTGGCTTCGCTTGTATGGCTGGCTAATCGGGCAGTATTTTATTCTCTCACAGCTAAGTACCTTCAAGCAGATACTTTTTTATATCCATTACGTCAGGCGTATCAACAGACATATTTAAGCCAAAACTGTCAGTATGGTTTTGACTATGCTAAACATATTGTAGAAAACTTTTCCACTTCGTTAAGTCATGATCTCATTGATATTCATTCTGGTGGTAAAGCTGTAGCAACAGCAACTTCGCTTCCTTTATTTTCGGCATGGCTCGCAAAAGAAACTGGTGATCCAAGTTGTATTGTTGAAGCTGCTTATAACATAAGGGACAACAACGAATTTGTAAGGGCCCGTGAGAAAATGCGAGAAATAAAGCGCTTGTTTGATGAAAATGAATTGCCTCAAGCTAATAAGTCAGTAAGAGCATTGCTTACTGAAGTATCGAAAGAATCAGATTATATTCGAACTAAGTATGGGCTCAAGACTAGACAAGGTGTACCTGTAACTAAGCTTGTACATGTATACAATACTGTTGCGACTATTAATTCCCTTCCGAAACTACCGACCTTTAATTTTAAAGTTAAAGTTCCTGATTTCTTATATGATCTTAAAAAACCCAAGGGGTTTCGTGCTCTCTATCGAAATTTGACTAATGATCTTTCTACTGTGTGGTCGTTAGGAGAAGCTCGAGATATTCTTGGAAGTAAAGTTGTGATAGATAATCATGCAAGAACTTACAGTCCGAAGCATGAAGAACCGCGTTTCAAAAACTCTCATTCCCCATATAAGAGCCCGATGTAGCTTAAGAAAAAGACACGCCCACCTTGTGCGTCTACTTCTGGCACAGAGCGGACTCTCAGATTAGGCTTTACTCTGTGCCATAGATATGTAAGCTCACACCAGAGCTCATACAACTTATTGCGGCATTTCCGGCCATTCAGGATTTGCAGGATCCACACGACTGACCAGAACACTGTAGCGTTCCCATGCCTCCAGTCGACTGCGCTCCTCATCTGTTGCCATATTCAGCCTGACAGCGCGCTCCAGCGGCAAAATCACGGATTCAGCATCTGCAAGAAGTCTGGCTTTCCGGTTTTCTGCCTGCTGCTGCAATTCCTCTGCCGTATAAATGCGTTTAATCACTTTGCCGTCCTTAAACATCCAGTTCCCTGAAATGTCCGCCCGTCGGTTAGCAGTAATATCCGCCACTTCAACCACACTTAATCCATCTGGTCTGATAGCTGTCACATCTTTTTCCACATAGCGGATAATATTATCCTTGTCGTACGCTATTTTTATCGTGTCATCAGCAAAATACTTTTGTTCTTCGTACCAGTTCTTACCATCTTCTGTAAAAAACCAGACAACATCAAAGTCCTTTGTCAATTGATATTGTTCAACCGTTTTTGGATTACCCGCGGTTATATTTATCAAATGCTGCATAAATTATACCTGTGCCACGTTATACCATGTCCCGTTAATGTATTTCTGCACCGGTCTGTAATATACGCCACCAATGTTATCGGCAGAGTTTGAGCCGGTATCCTGAACAATAATGCCAGAATATACACACCCGGACGGTGCCTGATGTGTCCATGTCATGCCATTGTTCGCAGGTTTGTATGTGGCAGCACCACCAAGCCGGATATCCCGGACATAGCGTGAATCAAAATTACTATAGTTAGATGGTGATACCTGCCCGTTAACAGCAAAAGTGATGCTGTTATCTGTATTTCTCTGACTGTAAAAATGCCAGCCTGCATCATCACCCAATTCAGCCACCACCGGACGACTTGAGTTTCCCCACAAATTGAATGCGGCTTCCTTCGTGGATGTATTACTGCTGCTGACCGTGAATTTTTTCCCGCTACCGGCACGTACTTTGGTACTTGAGGCAATATCACCAGTAACACTCAGGCCATGCCCCATTGATACAGCACCCGTGGCATCATTTATAATCAGTGGTCTTAAATTATTATAAGTGCCTAATCTGTCACCTGATTTAGTCAACATAAAATAAGTGCTGCTGCCATCATTCCTGATAAAGAATCCATAATTGCCATAAGCAATGCGCAGACCATTAGCACTGCTTGATGTAATCTCACCTCTTGAACGGAGACCATAAGCGGAGCTGAGTGATAATTCTTCCTGAGCATCAGTATTACCAGTCGCCCAGCGAACTACCCCGCCCTGTACTGTTTCATGCCAGATAGTGTCTCCTTCTCCACCACGAAACTTTCTGAGATATTTTTTGCCGCCTCTGGTGCCTGAACATAAGGCCGTAGACATATAGGCATTCTGGCTTCCGCCATCCTGATTAATCGTTCCGGTCATTGCGTCGCCCTGACGATTCCAGTCACGACGCCAGCCGGGGGAGTAGCCGTCCCCATGATTAATGTAAGTGAATTGCGCGCTGGTTGTACCGCCACCGCTTGATGTTGTCGGCGTGGTCACTCGGATAGTGATTGCAGATTTAGTTCCCATGACCTCGACGACACAACCAGCCAGGTGGATATCACCACATCCGGTATCCGTAATGATTTTGTTATTTGCATATGACCAGGAGCCTTTGCACATCCAGTACGGATGATTAAAGGCTCCCTGAGACTCCAGCCAGTCAATAAACTGCGCGGTTGTCCAGTTTCCGGCTTCAGTGCTCAAAGCGCCGCTATAAGCACGACAGGCACCGATATTTTTCGTGAAGGTATCCTTTCCCGGAATATCCGCACCGTTCTGATCTTTCTGAAGACGTTTTTCAGCATTGTCATAGGCAGACTTCACTGCCTTTGGCGTTGCCGCAAGCGTTTCAGAATCGCTGTTGGTGACGCTACTGAGCTGGACAAGACCTTTTCGCGCTGTGGTGGCGTCCTGTGCAGTGTATTTCCCGTTAGCAAGGTCATACGCGGCCTTTACCGCCTTTGGTGTTGCGGCGAGCGTTTCAGAATCGCTGTTGGTGACGCTACTGAGCTGGACAAGGCCTTTTCGCGCGGTGGTGGCGTCCTGTGCGGTATATTTCCCGTTAGCCAGGTCATATGCTGCTTTTACCGCTTTTGGCGTTGCGGCGAGCGTTTCAGACGTGCTGTTAGTCGCACTACTGAGCTGAACAAGGCCTTTTCGCGCGGTGGTGGCGTCCTGTGCAGTATATTTCCCGTTAGCAAGGTCATAGGCGGTCTTTACCGCTTTCGGCGTTGCAGCCAGTGTTTCAGACGTGCTGTTGGTCGCACTGCTTAACTGAGTAAAACCTTTTGCGGTCAGCGAGGCGTCAGGGTGACGTCGTGACTGTTCATGCTCTGCAATTTTGTCATCAACGTAATCCTGCGTCGCCATCACCGTTGTGGTGTCAATGGTCAGCTCCACTGAGGCCACACTGCTGACGATGATGACCATGCGGCAGGTCTGCGAACGCCCTGAGCCTTCGGCAAGAGCTGGCTTATAACTTTCGGCCATGTTCGCCACGGCAATTAACGTTCCCGCATCATCGTACAGGCCAAGCTCACGCATCCAGAAACCGCCCACCTCCGGCGGAATAACCAGCTCTGCGATAATATAATTACTGTTTCGTTTGTCCTGGCTGATTTTGTTCAGCGCATGTCGCCAGACTTCATGGATAAGCCCGGTCTGTCCGGCATCCGGGACAGGCAATTTACCACCGCCATCCCCGACGGCCATAGTGGTAATGTTGACCTTCCGCCCTCCCGGTGCGGTTGCCGCTGCCAGCTTTGCTGCACCGGCAGTGGTGATAACGGTTCTGAATTTTGTGCTCATTATTCCTCACTTATCCGGGGTAAACCGTAATTACATCGCCGTCGTAAGCCACACCACCGGCGAACAGGTAGCCGGGAATGTCCCGGGTAATGTTCAGGCCAATAAGGTGGCGGCTTGCAGGTTTGGCATCGGCAATCAGCCGTTCCATTTCCTGATACATTGCCTCTGTGATGCCGCTTTCCAGTACACCAATATCAAGCCGGAAGGTGCCGGGCGGGTCACTGTTTTCCCACCACTCCGTCACGTTGATGAGATAGCCGAGCGGCTCCACCACACGCCGGATTGCACCTATTGTGCCTTTATGACAGTGGATGAAATACGCATCGCGGATAACGGCGCGTTTTGTCGCTTCCGGCCACTTTTCATCCCACCTGTCGACCGAAAACGCCCACGCCAGCCACGGCAGCAGATTTGCCGGACAGGTGTCCGGGTTCCACAGCTCACGAATACTGACCGGCGTTTTTTCAATTTCCGCACAGGCTTTTGCGGCGGCGACCTCAAGCGGTGATGAGCCGGTCGGCAGCAGTCGCGAATCACTCATCCGAGCCTCCGGTCACGACGCGGTATTCGGTACAGAAAGACGCCTGCGTACTGTTGAGCACGATGTCGGCCAGTGGTGCAGCCAGTTCGACACGCTGCACGCCTTCCACATGCAAAGCGGCATAAATGGCAGACAGACGGATGTCGCGCCCCAGCCGGTGCTGTGCCGTGATATACGCTTCCAGCTTTTTCACAGCGGCAGCGCGGATGGGTTCGCTTTCGGGACCAGGGTAAAGGTAAAGCGTGGCGTTTATCTGGTATTCAACGATGGCGGCAGACTGCACGGTCACGCGGTCGGCCACCGGCCTGACGTCCTCGCCATTAAGGGCGTTACGCACCACAGCCAGCAGGTCTTCGGATGCGACGCCGTTATTTTCACGTGACAGCACAGAGATAGTGACGCAGGCCGGAGACGGACTGGTGACAGAGATATCCGCGACACGCCCGTCGGCACTGCGGCCATGATACTGATAGGCACCCACCGACCCGGCGACGCTTAAACCTTCAAACGCCTGCTGAATACGCAGCCGATAATCGGTGTCAGATTCCATCACTGCCGGTGTCGGCGGAATGGTCGAATCATCTGCCGGGGTGATAGTCAGGCGCGTGGTGTTGTAATTGGCACCAATCACATCAAGGTCATTACCGGCGGCACAGGCCAGCATCACCGCCCGTGCGGCCTCATTCACACGCTGACGCCAGATAAGCTCACGATAAGCATTTTCTTCCAGCAGTTTGACGAGAGGCTCAGATTCCAGTGTCAGGGTACGGGCGACCGCCTCCTGCTGATCTTCCGGGTAAAGGGAAATCAGTGTCGCCTTGCGTTCAGCGAGAATGCTTTCAAAGTCCAGCTCCTCGACCACATCCGGTGCAGGTAGCTGGTTCAGGTCGATAATCGGCATGGTTTCAACTCACAGGGATGGTTAACGAAAGTGGCTGGCCGGTGTCGTTGTGCTGGCCGGTCAAAGTGACAGTCATTCGCCCGTCAAAACTGCGCTCAGTGGTGACGGATGACAGGGTGACGCGGGGTTCCCATTTCAGCACGGCCATGTAACAGGCGACCTTAATCTGCAACTCAAGCGCCGGGGTCTGCGGCTGGTCAATCATTGACGCCAGCAACGAGCCGTAATCACGACGCATCACCCGTGAGCCGACCGGCGTGCGCAGGATATCGCCGATACTCTGGCTGATATGCTCAAGGTCAGAGACAGTCAGGCCATCACTGCGATTCATTCCGAGATAACGCGCTGTCATAGAGGACTCCCGGTTGTGCCGCCGCTGTCGCCGGGATGTTTATGGGTATGCAGTACCTTCCCGTTTGATGAGAGTTCACCGCCGGTGTGTTCAATGTTGCCGCGCATCGTCCCGCCCTTCTGCACTTCCAGCGTGCCGGTGATCAGCTTGTTTGTGCAGACCACCTCCGGCGTGTCCAGAGTGACGCGGGTTGATGCTTTCACCATGACCACCGGCACCGTGGCAGTAACAGAATCAGAAGCCGTCACGCTGGCCGTTTTAATTCCGCTTACCGTGAGTGCACTGGTTTCGGGTTCATACTCAATCACCGCCCCGTCAGGGAAACGGATATGCAGGGCATCCGCCGACGCAGACGGCGCGGGGTTATCGCCGGAATAAATCCCCGGCAGAACAAACGCCGTGTCAAGTTCACCGCCCACGGCCAGAATCAGCACCTGCTCCCCCACGGAAGGTGCCCACCATGTGCGCGAACGCCCGGCACGACAGGTCAGCCACTGAAGCCAGTCGGTGCACATGCCGCCGGTCTGCACACGGCAGCGACCGGCTTTAAGGTTGGTTTCGACGACAAGGCCGGTGCGGATCATGTTGCGCAGTGCGCGCGCGAGTTCCTGGATATTTGCGAGAGTGTTCATAACGGGAAGGATGCCGCCGGGTCATACCGGCGGCAATGTAACGATGAGGTGTCGGGAATGGCACAACTAACGGTCGAGGTGAGCCAGGATAATCTCTTCAATCATCTGCACATCCTCACTGGTAAAGCCGAGCAGAGGACGCGCCGGATAATCAATTTTCTTACCGTCTTTCCGGTTTTCTTCCGACAGACCGAACTGATGCACGCTGGCGATTTTCGGTGACTTCCCGCCGTAAAATTCCATTGCTGCCTGTTCCGGGCTGGCGCGGATATGCAAAAAACGACTGGTGATAAGTTTCGCAAACATTTTTCGCTTAACACGACCGGGCTTTTTTCTGGCGCTCTGCTGCTGGCGTGGCGCATAGGGTGTGCCGTCCGGGGCTTTCTGTGCCATCACCCGGCGCTGCTGACTCTGCCGCAGACGTTTCGCCAGTTCTGCACTCAGTCGCCGACGCCCTGACGGTGACAGCGACTCAATCAGTCCGGTCAGCCGGTCTTCAAAACGCTTAAACTCATTCATCCCACTTACTCACCAGTTCGCCATTGATATAAAGCTCCATCGGGCGGGTGACCGGCTCCGGCGGCGGAGGTTCCGGGATATTCTTCACATGCAGCGCACCGTCAACCTCACTGACCAGCGTGCGCTCGGTCAGCATCAGGCTGATGCTGATATCAAAGCTGCTGTCATTGTTGATGTCCGCATAAAACGTGAAGCCCTTTTTCTGGCCTTCGTCGGTGGTCATGATGTCGGGCTGATTTTCCCGCAGCCACGCCAGCACCGGCACGATGAGCAGGTCAAAATCACCGGTAAAGTCGGTCACAATGACATTGAGCGTGTAACGCTTTTCGAATGACAGCGACGTCGCCAGTGTGGAGGCAATACTCCCGTTATCCACGAATATCCGCAGCATATCGGGGTTAGTTTTCAGCACCGTGACGGCATCAGTCAGCGCCCTGCGCAGGCTGTCGGGTTTGAGCATCGTTTTCGTCCTGACAGTGTTTAATCATTTTTACCTGGCTGGCACAACGTGCCAGCGCGTTCTCAAGCTGCCGGATATCGGCACTTAAATCGCCGTTCGTCTGCGGGTCACTGCCCGGCATCGGGCAAAGGCTCACTTTCGGGCATGCGTTGGGGACAATCACTGGCGTCGGTGCAGGCGGGGCGCTGGTGCAACCGGCGCACAGCATCAGGCAGGTCAGCACCGTACCAGCGGCGAAAATCTTCGTTCTCATTAAGTAACCTCGTGATGGTTTTCTCGCGCTGTGCTTCACGCTTCGCGGCGTTCTCCAGTTCCTGACGCAGTGCCACCTGCGCCATCTCGTTTTTGTCTGCCCTGGTAAGGGCAACATGAAGCTGGTTTTTCAGCATGGTGATGGTCGTCTGCTGTTCACTGGCGACGTTGTTCGCCCTGTCCAGCGAGGCGCGCAGGCTGGCGTTTTCATGCTTTGCCAGAAACAGCCCCGCCACCGCCAGCGATAACAACACGACCAGCACAATCATCAGCTTTGACATAATTCCCGCCCCTCAAGACGCTGACGACAGGCTTTACGTATCAGCCGGAAGAACACCGACGCCACGAGATAAATCAGCGCGGTAAAAATCCACCCGGCGGCGACCAGCGCGATAAACGTCGCCACCATCACCACCAGAGCCGCCGCCCGTCTGCGCCACGGCACCGGCTGCAAAAACAGCGCCGTGACAATCTTCACGGCCAGCGATTCCGGCGGCAGCTCCCGCCCGTAGCGTTCCAGCACATACTCAGTGGCATACACGCCGACACCACCGGCAACCACACAGATAACCGTCGCCAGAATCGCCCAGGCAGCGACAAAACTGACGGCCACGCTCTGCGGGTAAATCAGGGACAGTGCCAGCATCAGCGCCAGCGACACGTTCAGCATCAGTGAAAGGGATAATTTCTTCATGGTGTTTACTCCGTTTAAGCCGGTACGCCGCCGGCGGTACGCCAGACGGTGACCAGTTTTTCCAGTGAATGCTCACGCTGACCGTAACCGGCACCCGGCAGGGACGCCCAGATATTGCGACAGCGTGAAATGGCGCGCTCAATGCGTCCCGCCCGGATGTCATCCAGTGCACCGCGTTCGCGGATCAACTGAATGGCAAGTCTGTCCTGTGACAACGGACTGAAATCCGGCAGGGCAAGCTGTTTGCGGTAATGCGGCCAGAACAGGTAAAGCTGCTGATAGCGACCGGAGGCCGTGGATTTTTCACCGCGATGGTTAAACACCTTCGCCGGTCGGCCATGTGCGAACGGGTGGTCACTGTAGTCGGTGAAGATTTCCGGCTTTCCGTCCAGTCCGGTGACTATCACGTCATAGCCCCGGTTTTTCGTCAGCGGATGGTTCGCCGTCCCTTCGGACACGGCCAGCATGTCGAGAAAGGCGGCGATATTCTGATGCGTGTTAATTACCGGCATTACGGTTTCCCCCTGCCCTTAAAGCGGCGCTGAATGGCAATCTCAATCACCTGATAACCGGCGATACCCAGCATGGAGCCGATGCCGCACACCGCAGGCAGTGACAGGTCAGGAAACTGCACCAGAACAACACCGGCAACCATCGAGACAAAACCACCGAGCAACATGCGCCCGATAAACAGACGCGGGGTGATGGGTTCACCACCGGCAAGCACCTTGCCGACAACAATCAGCACCCCAATCATGAAAAGCGACAGGACGCTTTTTTCTTCTGCTGTCATGCGTTACTCCCACAGATTGACAGTTTCAGCCACGGGCGCGGTCTGAACGTCGGGCAGTTCGACGGCGGTGCCGTGTGGCAGCACCGCACCCAGTTCAGCCAGTCCCGGATTTGCGGCGAGCACGGCCTCGACCACGCCCTCAGTGCGCCCGTAATACCGGACACAAATGGCGTCGAGCGTGTCGCCCTGTAGCGCAAAGGTCTTCATCAGATTTGACTCACGATGCAGCGCGGCTTGTCCTGGATACGCGCCACCGCCCAGCGCATATCCCGCCACAGCTCATCAATGGTGCTGTCAATGCTGTCAGCCTTCTTGTCGCCTTTCGCACTGGCATCCACGCCGCGGTAACGCTCATAAAGCGACGCGGTCGCCATCGCACACACGGCGCGCTCGTAGTAAAAAACTTTGATGCTTTCACCGTCGATGTCGTCCGCCGGAACGTCCGCCAGACGCGTAAAACCGGCGGCAATTTTCTGTTCGCGGTACTCGTACAGCTCCGCATTCGTCTCCGCCATGCCTGACTTGATGGCCTCACGCAGACGGGCGGGGGCGACGGTCTGCTCAAGGCGCATACGTTCCCGGACGCGCTTCGGGTCGATATCGGGAAAAAAGAACGTGTTTTTAATCACCGGCTCGTCGCCTGCCGGTTGCGGGATGACCACCGTACCCTCACCGGACACGGGAGCCTCCTTTCGCGGAATAATCAGCGTCATCATGACTACCTCTGAAAAGTCGGGCGGTGGACGCCGGTACAGCGTCAGGTGATTCACCCTCACTGACCGGCGTGCCGCCCTGGCGCGGGGCGCATTCGGTTGTTAACTGGCTTTCTTTTTCGGGCGTCCACGTTTTGCCGGTGTCACGCTCCGGGTCTTACGCGGGGTACGGGTGGCCGCTTTGGGCTGCGGCTCCGGCTTCGGTTTCAGCTCCCGCTCCAGTCGTTCAATCTCTTTTTTGACGCCTGCCTGACAGTCGAGCTGTGTCGCACGTTGCAGGTGCGCCAGCGCACCGGCGGCATCACCACCGTCACGCAGAAACAGACCGGTGATTTTGTGCAGCTTTGCGCGCACTTCATCAGGCATGTCAGCAGCGGCAGTCAGTTCAAGGGTCTCCGTCAGCAGGCGGGTATCCACAGACTCACCGGCAGCGTGGGCACGCATGGCCGCAAGCGCGACCTCCTCGGTGAACATGTACGGCGGGGTGCGGCGGTGTTTACCCGGCATGGTCAGACCGTACTTCAGGGCATAACGGGCAATCTCCAGCGCACCGGCAATATCGCCGGTATCCAGACGCCACAGCATGACCGTCATCAGAATGTCATCCTGTGCGCCTTTGCCCTGCTCCAGCACGCCGTTCACCCACGGCAACCAGAACGGCAGCAGTTCGCGTTTTTTCGCGGCCTTCAGCTCTTTTGAATAAATCGCTTTCAGTGTGCGCTGGTCTGCGGCGAGCTTAACCAGCATCTGCTCATAGACAGTTGCATGTCGCAGCGGGGCGGCTTCCCGCTGCGCGGTCATCGCTGCCGAGACCCGCATCATGTGGCGCTGTGCGGGACTCGTCATCGGTTACGCTCCCGGCTCTGCGGTTGCCCTGGCCGGTGTGGAGAAATCACCGACCTTAATTTTTTCCACCAGACAGCCGGCGGCGTAGTCTTCCACCACGTAATCAATGTTCATTGACTCGTAGTTCTCCACGCGGTCGAGTTTCGGGTTTTCCTCAATCACGCGGCGATGGCTGTCATCCATGTAGTAGATGGACAGGTTTTCCAGCTTCGTGATGAGCATCGCATCCGCCGGGAAGTACGGGACGCGTACCGCCGGCAGGTTACCGATGCGTTTCTGGCTGATGATGACGTCAGCGGCCAGCATTTCGCTGTTGTCCTGCTCCTTGTTGACGATGGGGAAATACTTGTCCGCCAGTAGCTGACGTCCCACAATCACCACAAGGTCAGGGTCTTCCTGATACCACGGTTCAATCAGGTTATTGGTCGCATCCATCACCAGTGCGTCAAGGCTGGCATAATCACCGCCCTTGCCCACGCGGATAACCTCAGAGGTGGTGCGGCCTTCCTCGTCAGTGACCTTGTTCATCACGCGCGCCGGAGCTTCATTGCGGTATTTCTGCAGCCAGCCGACCGCCACATCCTGCAGCATCGGATTGCTGCTGCGGTCAGAGGTTTCGGCACGCTTCACGCCGTTAAAACCGGCCATGATGAAATCAAGGGACTGGCGTTTGATAATGGCATTACGGATACGGAGCTGGAAATCCTGATAACGCGCCCACAGGTCCAGCGTTTTGTAGCGGATATAAAAATCGAAGTTAACCTGGTCGCATTCGTACTTGTTGGACGCCAGCTTCGAGAAGTCCTTCGGCTGACGCTCGGTGCCACCGGCGGTGTCGGTGGTGCTGGCAATGGGGCCGGTGACACCGATACCAATTTTTTCCCCTTTCATTTCGCTGACCGGCACAATGTTGATGCGGGTCAGAAAGTCAGAGGACTCCTGCATGGTGTTCATCAGGGTCTGGGTGACCGACGGTTCAACGGTGAATTTTTTCGACACATCACCGGCGTCGATGCCGTTCAGTTCGGCAACACGGGACAGGTAGGCATTAAATTTTAAACGGGTTTCCTGGCGCATATTTGTTCCTGAAATTAAGGGTTAATCGTGAAGGTTTTCCCGGACTGACTGACGCCGGTCAGCAGTTCGTCATCAGGGCGTCTCCGCCACCGCCGGTGGCCTTGCTGCGGCGCTGCTGGGTCAGACTTTCGGTGTGGTCGAGACTGTTTTTCAGGCGGGTGAATGCCTGGCTGGTTTCATCCGCCCTGTCAGTCACCTCCTGCTTAAGTGCGGAAAAGGCGTTTTCCATCTCAGCGAGGCGCTGCTCAGTGGCGCTCAGTTTTTCCTGCACATGTTCAGCAACAGCGGTCACCGCTTCATGCACGTCATTCAGACGGGCGTCATCGCTGGCCTGTTTGCGGCCAAAAATGGATTTCACCTTTTCGGTCAGGGCGGTGAACACGGTTTCAGGCAGGTCTTCAAATTCCAGCTCAACGGGCGTTGCCACTGAAATCAGGTTTTCAGGGCTTAATTTGAAGCGGTTCAGGGGGTTGTGTTTTGCCGTGCGGCAGAATTCCAGATATTCCGTGCCGAGGCTTGCCGGGTCATCGGTGACGGCCAGCCCCACCAGATAACATTTGCCGGTGTTGGCAAAGTTCGGCTGAATCTCCATTGAGGTGTAGACCTTCTGCGCGGCCTTGTTCATCGCGATAAGGTCATCGGTCGGGGTGATTTTCGCAAACAGCGCCCATTTGCCTTTCAGCGCCGAATCATCGTCAATCTTTTCGGCCTTCAGTTCAGCCACATCACCATAACGTTTAAAAATACCGTCAGGCAGGATGCCGCGCAGATGTTCCAGGTTAATACGGCAACCATAGACACGCGGGTCAAAGGTTTCGGCCATTTCCTGAATATCCTGCGCACTGATGACACGCCCGTCACAGGTGTCACCCTCAACGCCGATACGAAAGAATTTTGAGACTTTTTTTGCCATTGTCAGGAGTCCTGAATAGTGATTAGAGGAGTCACATGTCGGCATCAGTTTCCCGACGATGCGCATCCTCCGCCATCAGTCCCGGATGGCTTATCACTGACACAACAGCACCTTAGCGAATCGCGGGGCGCGACTCAGTAGCCTTGCCGTGTATTCATCACGGCGAGGTATTCATGACCATCACCACAGACACCACTCTTTTACACGACCCGCGTCGTCAGGCGGCGCTGCTGTACTGGCAGGGGTTTTCCGTGCCGCAGATTGCCGCCATGTTGCAGATGAAACGCCCGACGGTGCAGAGCTGGAAACAGCGCGACGGCTGGGACAGCGTTGCCCCCATCAGCCGTGTCGAAATGAGTCTGGAAGCGCGGCTGACCCAGCTCATCATCAAACCGCAGAAAACCGGCGGTGACTTCAAGGAAATTGACCTGCTCGGACGCCAGATTGAACGACTGGCGCGGGTCAACCGCTACAGCCAGACCGGCAACGAGGCAGACCTTAATCCGAACGTCGCTAACCGCAACAAAGGCGGGCGGCGCAAACCGAAAAAGAATTTTTTCAGTGACGAGGCCATCGAAAAGCTGGAGCAGATTTTCTTTGAGCAGTCTTTCGAATATCAGTTGCACTGGTATCGCGCCGGGCTTGAGCACCGCATCCGCGATATCCTGAAATCCCGTCAGATTGGCGCGACGTTTTATTTTTCCCGCGAGGCGCTGCTGCGCGCCCTGAAAACCGGTCATAACCAGATTTTTCTGTCGGCCAGTAAAACGCAGGCGTATGTGTTCCGCGAATACATCATCGCCTTTGCCCGTCTGGTTGACGTTGACCTGACCGGTGACCCGATTGTCCTGGGCAATAACGGCGCAAAACTGATTTTTCTCGGCACCAACTCCAACACCGCACAGAGCCATAACGGCGACCTGTACGTCGACGAGATTTTCTGGATCCCGAATTTTCAGGTACTGCGTAAGGTGGCATCAGGTATGGCCTCACAGAGTCACCTGCGTTCGACCTATTTCTCCACCCCGTCCACGCTGGCGCACGACGCCTACCCGTTCTGGTCAGGTGAACTGTTCAACCGGGGACGCGCCAGCGCCGCCGAACGCGTGGAAATCGACGTCAGTCATAACGCCCTTGCCGGTGGGCTTCTCTGTGCGGACGGCCAGTGGCGGCAGATTGTCACCATTGAGGACGCCCTGAAAGGTGGCTGCACGCTGTTCGACATTGAGCAGCTCAAACGTGAAAACAGCGCCGACGATTTTAAAAACCTGTTCATGTGTGAATTTGTTGACGACAAGGCGTCGGTGTTCCCGTTCGAGGAGCTGCAACGCTGCATGGTCGACACGCTGGAAGAATGGGAAGACTATGCGCCGTTTGCCGCCAATCCGTTCGGCTCCCGCCCGGTATGGATTGGTTACGACCCGTCACACCGTGGCGACAGCGCCGGATGCGTGGTGCTGGCACCGCCGGTGGTGGCCGGTGGCAAATTCAGAATACTTGAGCGTCACCAGTGGAAAGGCATGGACTTTGCCACCCAGGCGGAATCCATCCGCAAACTCACCGAAAAATATAACGTTGAATACATCGGGATTGATGCCACCGGCCTCGGTGTCGGCGTGTTCCAGCTCGTGCGCTCGTTCTATCCCGCCGCGCGCGATATCCGCTACACGCCGGAAATGAAAACCGCAATGGTGCTCAAGGCAAAAGACGTTATCCGCCGTGGCTGTCTGGAATATGACGTCAGCGCCACCGACATCACCAGCTCGTTTATGGCTATCCGCAAGACCATGACCAGCAGCGGACGCAGTGCCACCTATGAGGCCAGCCGCAGCGAGGAAGCCAGCCACGCCGACCTCGCCTGGGCGACCATGCACGCCCTGTTAAATGAGCCACTCACCGCCGGTATCAGCCCCCCGCTGACATCCACCATTCTGGAGTTTTACTGATGAGCAAGAAAAAAGGGAAAACACCGCGACCTGCGGCAAAAACAATCACCGCCAGCGCCCCGAAAATGGAGGCATTCACCTTTGGCGAGCCGGTGCCGGTACTCGACCGCCGTGACATTCTGGATTACGTTGAGTGCATCAGTAACGGCAGATGGTATGAGCCACCGGTCAGCTTTACCGGTCTGGCAAAAAGCCTGCGTGCTGCCGTGCATCACAGCTCCCCGATTTACGTCAAACGCAATATTCTGGCCTCGACATTTATCCCGCATCCGTGGCTTTCCCAGCAGGATTTCAGCCGCTTTGTGCTGGATTTTCTGGTGTTCGGTAATGCGTTTCTGGAAAAGCGTTACAGCACCACCGGTAAGGTCATCAGACTGGAAACCTCACCGGCAAAATATACCCGCCGTGGCGTGGAAGAGGATGTTTACTGGTGGGTGCCGTCCTTCAACGAGCCGACAGCCTTCGCACCCGGCTCCGTGTTTCACCTGCTGGAGCCGGATATTAATCAGGAGCTGTACGGCCTGCCGGAATATCTCAGCGCCCTTAACTCTGCCTGGCTGAATGAATCGGCCACGCTGTTCCGCCGCAAGTATTACGAAAACGGCGCACATGCCGGATACATCATGTACGTCACCGATGCCGTGCAGGATCGCAACGATATCGAAATGCTTCGCGAAAACATGGTGAAGTCGAAAGGCCGCAACAACTTTAAAAATCTGTTTCTCTATGCCCCACAAGGGAAAGCCGACGGCATTAAAATTATCCCGCTCAGTGAAGTGGCGACGAAGGACGATTTTTTTAATATCAAAAAAGCCAGTGCCGCAGACCTGCTGGACGCGCACCGCATCCCCTTTCAGTTGATGGGCGGCAAGCCGGAGAACGTCGGGTCGCTGGGTGATATTGAGAAAGTGGCAAAGGTCTTTGTCCGCAATGAGCTTATCCCGTTACAGGACAGGATCCGCGAGATAAACGGCTGGCTCGGTCAGGAGGTCATCCGCTTTAAAAACTACTCACTGGAGACTGACAACGGCTGAACATCGCCGCCTGCGGGCGGCTTTTTTACACCCCGCCATCACGCCCTAACACGCTCATCACCGCACAAAAAATCCCGCAGACACACCAACGCCTCAACGGGCAGACTAAGCGCCGTCTCGACGCGCTCAGACGCTGAAAAAATAAAATCAGCACCACCGCCAGCGCGCAGTGCTTTCCCCGCCTCGCCCGCCCGCTTCATGGGTCGGTTTTAATGCAGGTGCATCATCCCCCCCCGGCAAGCGCCTGTTCTGGTGCTCACTGTCAAAAGATATATTTGAAAATGAATGCAAATTTATGCACCTAATGCAGGCGAGGCTAAAAAGAACATCTTTAGTTTGTTTTTTTAACTCCACTGTATTCCGCTATCATCCTCTCAACCGCTGGAAGCAACTCAGCAGGAACGCAAATAGACCTATCTGCCTTTCCAACATCTTTTGGCGTTTTGTAAGTACCATTATAATTAAGGACGCATTCTTTAAGAATTTCAAAAAGAGAAACAATAGGGTCTACGCCATAGCTATCAATAAACTTTCGATAGCCATCATTATCAGATAACGATGAAATATCTCCATGAACAAACTTACACCTAAGCTCATAGATTATTCCTATTTTTGAATCAATATCAATAATTTTCGCCGCATCTCTGCAAACACCGCCAATAATTGAATTTTTATTACCATTATTGGTTCCATACATAGCATCCAATGCTATAAATTGATTCAAAAACCTTTCACGTTTGTCATCCCTCCACCCGTGCGCTATAAAGGAAAGAGCAGACAACATCCTTTTATCAGGTGATGAAAGTATTTTTGCAAGTATCGCCAAGGCTGAATCCGTTATATTTAAATTATATACAGACGGAATATTCACCCGAAACTCACTTTCATGATATTTCCCGACACCAAAAGACTCAACTAGATTATTAACAGCAACTCGATTAATCGCAAAAGGATTATCAACTGCAAGACATAAAGCTCCAAACAAACTATCAAACATTTTCACCGCTTTATCCTCTGATGAAGCATATGCCACCACCAAGCAGGATTTTGACTGTCGAAAATACTTCCCAATTGGTTTATGCCGCATATATTCATCATCATAAAAATCAACAGGAACCTTGATATCAGTTTTGTCTTTAATATCAGAAAGTAATTCCACCCCTAGCCCCGGGCCATATAAAAATAAATTTTCTCTAAGCTCAAGCTTCCCATCAAAGCCAGCACACCCAAGATTATAAATATATGGACATGATTTTATTCGTGAAAGTATATAATACTTAAACATCTCACTAAGATTTTTTCTATGAACTTGCGTTATAATATCATCAACACAAATCTTATCAGGATTAAGCGACAGAAAATCAGCATCAATGCGATTGAAGGCTTCAGAACAAAAACCTAACAATAATCTTTTCGCATTGTGAAGGTCACTTATACCTAATTGGGGGCCATATGCTTTTAATAACCTACTAGCACATTTTGCAATCTCCTCATCATTATATGCAAGCCAAAAAACAAAATCTTCTAATGCTTTACCGACTTGAATACAAGGCTGCTCCTTACCATGACTATAAAAAAAACTTTTGCATAATTTGTTTATCATGCCATTAGAGAACGCAACCTTCATAGATACTTCATCCCTTAACGCACTCATCGATAATAATTCCTTATAAGTTATTAATGCACGACTACTAAAGCATTGCTTCAGATTTGTTAATGTATCATGATGCCATCAGTTTAAGAAAACATCACCCAATCGTCTTTTACAGCATAACTAAACCGCTCACCTTCATAAATTACTGTTGCCCCGCGCGCCAACGCCTCAAGCTCCCATCGCTGCGGCCTGATACCGTTCTGAGCAAGGTCAACACGGATACGGGTGATTTGCAATCGTTCAGACCGGGTCAATCTGGCCGATGGTGCAATTTCATGTGGTTTTAACGGGCTTCCGTTTCTTTGCTGACGGTTTGGTGTTCTCAGGTCGTGTTTTAATGCGCCCCTGAGCGCCCTCACGACCTCCGGGTCATTCCATTCGATAACACCGTCATCAACCAGATTAAGCACTGCTGCGGCGTGTTCAGAAGGTGTGGGAGCCGGTAACGAAGTATCACCACCGGTGAGCTTTCCACAGTTATTGACAGGACTCCGAGGCGCGGCGATGCCGCTTTTTAAAGTCAAAGGCTCAACGACCGGAACTTTCGACACAATGCGCCAGTCCGTCGTTCTGGTGATATGAATATGACGCGCGCCGAGATGCGGCGCGTAAATGCCGACCACTCTCTCGACTTCTTCCTCGTACTCGTTAACGTCATCCGACGGGCTACGGGCAACCCTGACAGTCTGACAATCGCGCGGGACATTTGCCCCACCCTGCGCGCTGATATACAACGCAAAATCACCACTGTCTGCGGCAGCGCGAGCAGCCTCGACGCGTTCGTCAAACTCATCAGCAATACTGACGCCGCGAGGCAATTTGCGTAGTTCACGGTAAGCCCCCATTGTCGGCAGTCCAACCGTTTTAAATTGCGGGATGCGCCACGTTGACGCCCATGCGGTAACAGCCGCGGCAGTATCTTTAAGCGGCTTACCGGTATCGTTATCGAGCTGACCATCCAGTGCATAGCCGTCGATATTTTTTGAAATGTATTTCGCGATATATCCCGCAGCACCGCCCCGGTTAAGGTGCTTTGCCTGAAAACGGTTTCGCGCGGCTCCTCTTTCGTCACCATCCTCTTTGAGCGCATAGCGACGCATGATTTCGATAATCTGGTTACGCTGGCGTGGATTACAAAAAAGCATCATATGCCAGTGCGGCGTTCCGTCGTGGTGTGGCTCGACGACACGCAAACCGTAGACCTGTAAATCATTATCCTTGAATGCCGTGCGCATCAGGCTCCAGATGCGGCAGAGATAACGCTGCGCATCCTTTGGATTAAATGCCTCATCGTTCCAGCCGTGATTAAGCTGAACGGTTTTACTTTCGCCTTTTCTGACCTGACGAGTCGGGTGATACTTTGACGGCGCGGTCAGCGTGATAAACATCCCCACATCACCCTCTGCGGCGGCGTAACGCTCAATACCGGCAATGGTGTTCATCAGCTCCATCCGGCGAATTTCAGGATTAGAAATACTGCCCATCACCTTACTGATAAGGTCGATGCGCTCGCCGGTTTCCCTGTTTTCAAGGTCACACGATTTAAGAAATTCCAGATTTGCCTGGCGGCGCGCACGCACATCACGAATGGCATGTTTACTGGCATAAGGTGAACGGTCTTTATTGACCTCCCCGACAGCAATCAGTAACGCCTCATGCCAGCGCATACGCTGGCCTTTAAGCTGACTAATCCACCACTCATCGTTAAACAGGCGGGCAATGGCAGAATATGCCTGCCTCGTGGTCATCTGTCCTTTACGGTATTTATTCCAGTAGAGCGGGGAAATATTGAAAGCACGTGCAGCGCCAGCAACATGACCATAGAGGTGAGCCTGCGCCTCATCCGTAAACAGCGATTCTTTTTCGCCATGCGCATCCACCCAGGCATCGCAGAGTTCCTCATACATCATGAAAAGCTGCGATGAGATACGGGCGGCAAACTTTTTCAGCTCCTTATCATTCATCCCCGGCAGACGCGCATAATGGTCACGCTCTGCCAGAAACAACAACGACGCGTCGGTGTTCATTTCATGGCGCTGATTCACGCGCTCAATGCGCGGCCATAAACGACGCTGAAAAGTGGATGTGAGGAAATAAAACCCGTGCACCGGGCTTTTATTGCGCCGGATGTAGTCATAGCGTGAAGTAAACAGCGAGCGCAAAAAGTAAGGCAGGCGGTTAATCGTGGATAAAACCCCTTGCACCTGACGCATCTCGTCACGTGTAAGGGGTCTTTCGCGCCCGACGGCCTCGCGTGGCGCGTTCCATGCATAAGCACCGGTAAACGCCTTACCGGTGCCTGCAGCAAATGCTGACGGAGGGACAAAACGCCCGGAGGCTTTAACGGCCATATGAGCCAAAAGCCTCTGAACAACGCCTGCTGAGTTGCTCAACCTGCGCGTTTAAATCAGCAAAAGACTTTGCGCTTCCGGTCAGAATATCGTGATGCATCAGGCCGGAAACAAGCTGGCTTAATTTCGGGTAATAACCAACCACCGCCAGCCATTCCTGACCGGCGTTTTTACCGCTTTCCGCTCTCTTTTTCTCGTGGAGAATAAACTGGAAGCTGTCACTGGTAACGACATAACGTTCGCCAATTTCAATACGAATACTCATGCCGTTCTCCGGTAATGTTTGTTTTTTGCTTCAAAGACTGACTGACAGGAAACACAACGCGTGGCTGACGGATAAGCCGCACGACGGGCAGCAGGTATTGGCGCGTCACACTCTTCGCAAACCAGCGCAGAAGCACCGCAATATTTTACCCTTGCCGCGTTAATCTGGCGCTCCAGTAATTCAGCCTGTTGTTCCTGAATAAAATCTACGTTGTCCGGCATTATCAGCTCCTTTTATCGTTAAGTTTCCTGGATACATCAGCGCAATAACTGGCAAGTTCTGTCGTTAATTTTGTCAGTTCATCCACTGAGGAAATTTGCTTGTGGAATACAGCGCGTTTAACAAGTAAATTGACCACATCAGACAGGAGGTTTAATTCATTCTGATAAATCGCGATAATAGATTCAGTGATGTCGCGTTTTTCTTTATCAAGACAAAGTTGAATAAGAGACAAATCGCCATTTTTCATAACGGCGATTTTTAAGGCGTTATTCAGTAATACAACTGAATGAGAACAGGACATCAAAGTACCTCCCCGCGAGACAATCCGATATTGTGAAATTTTTCCGACTCCTGACTGAGCAGCTCGACTATCTCCACGCGGGATAACTCCGCCTTTGTGATGTGGCGAATCATGGCGTCAAGATGAGAAGAAAAGCGCGTCGCCGCGTCGGCCTGTGCTTCGGTTCTGGCCTGTTGCAGCAGTAATGCGTATTTACCGCACTGATTTTCAGAAACTGTATGCATGACTTTCTCCAGGCAAAAAGAAGCCCCGCACAATTAAGTGCGTTAAAAACGCTGGTTAATTACTTAATGCAGATATTGCTCTGGTTTTACCGACGTCAGAATTGTCGGTGCATACTCAAACAGGCTGAATAATTCACGTAATGCACGGAATAAAGCATCACGCCAGTAACATGATTCTTCATTAATTCGCCAGTATGGCTGGTTGAATTCTTTTTCAGTCAATCCGGCATGCATAAATAAAGTACGACGCTGACTGACTGTTAAAAAACTAATATATGCATACTCACTTGCGCCAACCTGACGGCGTTTTGAGAATGCCCCACGCAATTCATCAATTGCACAAACCAGCCGTTCACGTTCGACGTCGTTCATTTCTTCAAAACGCATCGTTGCGTGACGCTGTTTTAACTGCGCATGGAAGCAAACCGTTAGCCGTTCGCGTTCCATCATCTGATTATAATAATCGCATATCTCCTGCCAGCGAGGGACGGCCAGATGCTTACCAATTATCCGGCGCATAGCTGCTGGCTGTTTTTCAACGAGATTGAGCGTCATCACTGTCATTTCCAGACCCTCCGGCTTTTCAGAAAGGTCAGAGCCTTTTTTAACGGACTCTGTTTTTTGGTGCGGATAATGATTCCCTTACGCCCCTTACCGTGGGTGATTGTGAAGTCAATCGCCCTGGGGCTTTCGTTACGCAATAACTGAGCAATACAACGAGGCTCATTCATACGGTTCTCCTTAACGTGGTTCACCGAGACCTAACCACATCAACCAGCCGTCACGAATCTCTTTAGGACGGCTTTCATAAGCCAGTTTTAGTCCGTTATTCCATGCCGGAAGGTATACCCAATATTCACCAGCACGCCCCGATACTGACTGAGGGTCAGTAATCTCAATAACTGGTAATTTCCCTTTCTCAATCATGCCCCTTACAGCTCTTGGAGTTTTACCAATGAGTTTTGCAAACTCCTGATAAGGCACGGCATCAGTCACGCTTACAAGCTGTCTATTCATCTGCTACGATTCTCCCTTAGTGCTTCTAATGGCTCCTAATGGCTAATTATTGCCTAAAAGGATAACTCCAGAAGCACAACATTTCACACCATCAGCAAGAAATTACGCAATCGGAGTAATTATGTCAATAGACGTTTCGGAGAAGTTGAAGCTAATCCGTGAATCTGAAAGGTTAAACCGTAAAGAATTCAGTGAATTAACTGGTGTAGCCTACAGCTCACTTTCGAGCTATGAGAGCCGGTCAAAAAACGCTGGAGTTGAAGCCATAATGAAGGTCTTACAACATCCTAGATTTACTAAATATACTTTGTGGTTCATGACTGATCAGGTAGCTCCAGAAGCCGGGCAAATTGCGCCCGCTCTCGCACACTTTGGGCAAAACGAAACAACGTCGCCCCACTCCGGTCAAAAGACTGGTTAACAATTTATCGTGAATATATTCATCACAAGTGCCTACTATTGGTGGCTAAATTTCAGCCACCACGAAAAAAGCGATTAGTAGTAGCAAAAAAAAGTACCACTCGGAGGGTTTTCTGATGGCAATCAAAAAACTCGATGATGGTCGATATGAAGTGGACATCCGCCCTACTGGACGTAACGGAAAACGCATCCGTAGGAAGTTTGATAAGAAAAGCGAAGCTGTCGCTTTCGAAAAATACACGTTGTACAACCACCACAATAAAGAATGGCTATCAAAACCAACAGACAAACGACGTCTGTCGGAACTGACACAGATCTGGTGGGATTTAAAGGGTAAACACGAAGAGCATGGGAAATCTAATCTTGGAAAAATTGAAATCTTCACAAAAATAACGAATGACCCATGCGCATTTCAAATCACGAAATCCCTTATCAGCCAGTACTGCGCCACCCGAAGAAGTCAGGGTATTAAACCTTCGAGTATCAATCGTGATTTAACATGTATTAGCGGCATGTTTACAGCCCTGATTGAAGCGGAGTTATTCTTTGGTGAGCACCCTATCAGAGGGACAAAGAGGCTTAAGGAGGAAAAACCAGAAACAGGCTATCTCACACAGGAAGAAATTGCCTTACTGCTTGCAGCACTTGACGGCGACAATAAAAAGATTGCGATTCTTTGCCTGAGTACAGGAGCACGTTGGGGAGAAGCAGCTCGTTTGAAAGCAGAAAATATCATCCATAACCGCGTCACGTTTGTTAAAACGAAAACAAACAAACCACGCACCGTCCCGATCTCAGAGGCTGTTGCCAAAATGATCGCGGATAACAAACGAGGTTTTTTATTCCCTGATGCTGATTACCCTCGCTTCAGACGAACAATGAAAGCAATAAAACCGGATTTGCCAACGGGGCAAGCCACACATGCACTAAGGCACAGCTTTGCCACTCATTTCATGATTAATGGAGGAAGTATTATCACGCTACAACGGATACTAGGTCACACGCGGATTGAGCAAACTATGGTTTACGCTCATTTTGCGCCAGAGTACCTTCAGGACGCCATTTCTCTTAATCCGCTAAGAGGTGGTACTGAGGCCGAGAGTGTCCACACAGTGTCCACAGTAGAGTAACGTTTAAGGGCTTTCAGTGGTAATTTATGCCGCTCAAACCCGCATTGTACCGTTGAAAGCCCCTACTGGTGACACCCTAAATCTCCCTTACACGGGCTTATTTTTTTATGCATAAGCCCTATCTCTGGTAACCGTCTTCCATTGACCACATCGATAGAATCCTCCTTCATAGCACGATGCCTTTCACTTATCGGCATCGTGCTCCCACAGGTTCCGGCTACGCACAGCCAGAACGCGCATATTTGACGCTTACCAAAAAATATTCTCACTCTCCACATTTGAATGTCAGACGAGCGACACCATGTAATCCTACACCTTCTGTCTTCAGCTCAACTATTTGCATTTTTTTGCCCTGAGTAACACAGAAATGAGTTGCATCATTTTTTACTATATTTTCTGCACCAGATATTCTACCCCTGGCTAAAGAAGCTTCGGCTTCGGTGTAGTATTGGTTATCGAGTTTACGCTGAATATTACTTTTATATGCAAGACCAAATTTACCGATACTTGTCTCATCATTATGCACAGCACAACCAGATATAAGAAAAATACTAGTTAATGATATAGCAGCTATCTTTTTCATCTCACCTTCCCCCATTAAATACCAACGACACTCTCTAGTGTTTAAATATAATAATGGCATGATCAT